GCAGCAGGCCGCCCTTGATCATGTCCGCGATAGTCTGAATCTTGCCGGGCGTGGAACTCGGGAGCGCGCTCACCGGATTACTGTTGATGCGGATGTCCGCGTTGTCGCCGGCAATGTCCTTGAAGTCGATCTTCTCGAAGGAACCAGCACCGAGCGCACGCGCAGAGAACCCGGGCACCTTATCGGCGATCTTCTCACCTAGGTACATAATCAGGTCTCCCATCTCCTCGGTCTGCCGTTCCAGACGCTGTCCCTTGGTGACCTGCCTGGTGTTTGCCGTGTCGTTGTACTCTCGAATGGCCACGCCGGCCTCTACACCAGCGGGCTTCTCGCCCTGGGTCTGAAAGGCGTTGAAGCCGATGTCCGCCATGGCGTTTGTCAGTAGCCAGTCCAGGTAGTTGTAGAACTCGGGAGGGAACGCGCTGGCCGTGTTGAAGACAGGCGGAGTTCCCTGGTAGTGGCCAATCCCGCCGATCTTGTTTGTGATCTCGTCCTCGACGACATCCGAGCCCTTCTCAATCCAGACGCGCGGGACAATCGTGAGCGAGTGCCCACGGGAAATCTTCTGCATGTACTGCCCGATCTCCAGGTGGTAGCCGATAAGCATGTCGACGGCGGGCTTGCACTGGAAACTCGTGTCGGCGTCGTCCCAACAGAAGCGGGCATAGGGAAATCCGTCGTGCGTCCACTCGCGATCATCTTCGAGCACGCAGTTGCGTAGGAGCACCATCTTGCGGCCTGGGTGGTCAGGCCCGGTCCCGAGGTGGGTGATGGTCAGCACGTCGATCATGTCGGCCAGGGTGCAGCTCGCGTAGACGTTGCGATTCACGCGGCTGATAGGCTTTTCCGAAGCCTTGACCGCCATGATCTCTTTCTTGTAGTCCGGATACCTGGAGATTATCTCATCGCGGCTCTTGGCCTCACGGTCGGCCATGGTGCGCGGGTGCGGTCCTTCGCCGTCGTTCCATACGAGGTTGGAGCCGTGAACGCGGTCACAACGGATGCGCTCATTCTCCCAGTCAATCCAGGGCTTCACCCAACCACCGGCCCGGGTCAAGCCACCGTCGACGAACGAACGAAGCTGCGCGAAGTGGTAGCGCATCTCGCGCAAGGTTCCGTTGATGAACTTCGTCCGCTGGCGCGCTTTCTTCTGCAATCGCCACGAGCCGCCGTCGGTCACGCAGCGGATTTCGATCACGTTCTTGGCGATGAAGCTGGCCGCCGTGTCCATGCATCGTCGAATCAGGTTTGCCTTGACCCGCGTGCGGGCGTCGATGCTCTTTGAAGAGACGTAGAGCAACGGTGAGTTTGGTACCACACTGCCAAGCCAGGTCGGCGGGTCGCCGTCGTACAGACCAACGCACAAAGCGTCTCGCATGTTGCGGGGGCCGCAGTAGGCCGAGACGGTCTGATACCAGCTCCACGCCATGTCGCGTGCGTCTCGCTCGTCTTTCTTGTCCCACCAACGCCCGCCGATGGCCGTGACGTCTGTGTTCGCGTGGCTGCCGTCCATCCGGTACGGGAGGCGCAGAGTCTGACGGCCTGGGAACTTCCTACGATACATCGGCGAGCACCTCTACCGCCGCAGCGGCATCAACGCCGAGGTTCTTCAAAGCGGTCTGCGCCGGCTTCGACGCTAGCATCTGCTCTTGCAGACTCGGGGGCTCGCGCTCGGGCTTCGCCTTCGACGCTGGGGCCACCGTCGGCCCGCCTAGCTTCACGCTCACCCCACGCTTGACGTCGGAAAACTCAGAAACGCCCGCAGCCCGTAGGACCGCGAGTAACGACTTGAGTTCATCCGTGCGCATCTAGCGTTCACGGTGGCACATATGGCGGAGTAGTGCAATAACATTATGTGACCATGCATGACGATATGTGACCATATCGTCCAAGTATGCGTAATTACTCATATCCAAGCGCGGCGGCTTCAGGGTCCATGTACTGCTCGCGCCGCTGCTGCTCCAACACGTCCTGGATATGCTCGCTCGGTGGTTCGTATCCTGGTGGGCGCGCGGGCTCTTCTTTCTCCCAGAACGCCTTGCACTCACGCCACCCGTAGAGCACGCCGTCGGTGGCGTTGCCGTGAAATCCGCCCTTGCTGGCCGGCAGCTCTTGCAGCTTCCCGCCGTTGGCCAGGGCCGCGAAGTCTTTGTGAACCAGCTCGCATTCCTGCGCAAACACGCTATCAGCTCGGGCGAAAAACTCGCCCTTGCGCATGGCCGTGTTGAACAGCTCGATAAATGCACCCTTGTGGGTCTTCTCGGCTGCCTTCACGGGCAAGCCATGCCGGCGCCGAATCTCCTCGGCGATGAGCTTGCCGAGCGCGCCCTGGTCGATGACCATCGAGATCGGCTTGTACTTGGCCGCCAGCTTATGCGCCTCTGCCGCCGCGTCGGTGATGTCTGCCTTGTCGTCGCCGGCCTTGTTCCCTGCCCACTCCTCACGCAAGTACACCTCACGTGTTCCCTTGCGCCACCCAAGGATCGCAATGTACATGGTCGCGCCCTCGTTAGCCTTCTCCTCGTCGCCGCCTATGCCCAAGTCCCAGCACAGGACGTTCGCCCACTCGCCTTCGGGCAGCGTCTCGTATGCATTCTTGTCCTTGTGAAACTGGAACAACAGAGCGTCGCGGTCCTCGATGTCCTCGTCGAGGATCTCCCGCCGATATGTCTTATTGTCCTCGGCCCACCCGTTGTCCTTGCGGAACTCGGCTAGCACTTCCTCGATGCTACGGCCAGACAGAACGGCGGGGAGCTTCTCGTTTTCCAGCACCGTCCATGAGTGCAGCTCTTTGCCTTCTGCCAGGTCGCCAGAGAAGCACCGCCAGAAGTAGCCCTTACGCAGGGCCGGGCGCGTGCCCACGAGCCACAGTGTACCACCCACGTCAAGCAGCGTGGGCATGATGGCATCGGTAACCAGCGACTCGATTACGTTGTCGGGGAACGACTGCATCTCGTCGATAACAACGAGCTTGTATTTCTTCCCTCGGTACTTGGACACCTCGCGCTTGGTGTGCGCGCCGCGAAGCTGAATCTTGATGCCCTTGGGGCTGACTAGGTCGAGCGCGCCCTCCTTGATCGTGAACCCGAGCTTGAACTCTTCGTTCAGGCGCAGCAGCTCGTCCCATATGATTTCCTTGGCGTTGCCTCGGGTCAGGGTGACGTACAGAACGGGCAACGGCACGGAATCGTCAAGCGCGGCCTCCAGTAGCGCGAGAGTCACGCCGCTTGTCTTGCCCGACCTGCGCCCGCACCGCAGAACCTTACGCCGATGCTTCGAGCCTATCGCCCGCCGTTGCGGTCCAAACGAGCAAGCGTCAGCGCTGAACTCTGCCGCTCTTTTGGACTGGGCGAGCTGGCGGAGGGCTATCGCTAGGGGCAGGTTGCTGATGCTCATGTTGCTCCTCGAATCGGCCAGCCCCGCAAATGGTAGAGCCCGACGGAGGCACGATGGCGATCCACTCGGTGTCTCGCTGGACGAGCACGTGACCCGTGGTCGAGTCGTAGAACGTCGATTCGATAGAACCGTTGATCGACGTGCGCGGGTCGTCCCGTGGGTTGAACGTGACGGGTCGGCCGAACCTAACCATGGTGCAACGTCGGATCATGCGTACTCCTTGATGATGCGCGGGTCGTAGTAGAAAGCGTCGCCCTCGTGGTGGCTCATACGGTCTGCCCCACTTGACCAGTGACTGAGCCGAAACGGCAATCGCAATCCAGCGTCAAGCTCAAGCTCTTTAGCAATGCCGTTTCCCCGGTATGGCTGTTTCACATACACCCAATGCAAGATGTCCGGCGGCCGTGCGCTCACGAACCCGTAAAGCTGTTCCTCGTTTTCTGGGTTGCACGCTATTAGCGTCTTGCACCGTTCATCGGCCAGGATGTTCTCGATCACTACGTGCCAGCGCCTCCACCATTGGGACTTTGGCATTACCAATTCAAACGGTCCATCGTCCCAATAGCCTTCGAGCCAACTGCAAATTACGAAGGCCACGTCCTCGGGCTCAATTGGGCGGATGCGAGCACCAGAAGACTCACGACTTGCCGCCTCCTCTTCTCGGTGGCGTCGCATGCAGTCCTCGGCAATTTCCTTCATGCCTACGGGACGGATAATAGACTCTCTGCACGACGGGCACATTCGCCCAGGCTCGCGAATCACTCCGACATCACGCCCGCATTTTGAGCAGTTGAAGTAGCCCATTATTCACACGCCGGGCTTCCATGCTCTGAACAGAAATGATGCTGAACACGAGGGTCAGCGCATCGGAGCATTCTGTTTGTGCAGCCATACCACCAACATCGCCGATCCTCTTCGAAACACCACCGCCTAGCCAGCATGCGCCGCAGGTTCCATCCTACGAAGAATGAAAGTGGGACGCCGATTAGCGTGGCAAGAAACTGCGCAAGGGCAACACTCCAGAATGTCATCGTGTCTTCCTCACGAATGAGCGCCCCCAAATAGCTCGGCATGCCGCCTGCTTGTAAGCCTTGGCGCCGAACCACAAGCAGAACAGCCACCATCGCCATGTGGCCATGTAGCCGTTGCGGTCTCGCCAGAAGCTGGCACCGTGTCTGTCAGTCATCATACCTGCGCCCCCGCCTGCTGCTCTCCAGTCCTCACCTGCGCCACCATGGCCACGAACTCTTCCCTGGGCATCGCGCGCAGGTAGTCCTGAATCAGGCCGCGCATCATCTCGGGGTCAATCTGCTGCTTGGCAAGGAACGCGGCGCCCTCGCGCATCTCCTTGGAGATTTCACACGCGGCCCTGGAGAACGCCGTCATGGACTTCGCGAACTCGCCGTCGCGGTCTTCCACGCTGACGGACTTCATGTACTCGACCGTCTCACCGATGACCTCAAGGCCAAGCTCGATGATTTGGTCGACCGTCCACTTCGTGGTCTTCGTCCTAGATGCCATGACGTACTTCAACGCGCGCGTGCGCGAGGTGAGTCAAATATATCGCCACATCCTGCCACGGTCAAGCCCTATTCGCTCAATACGTGAGCGATTCAGAAAGACGAACGGCGCCCAATCTCCAGATTCGGATCATTAGCTACTCAAGGTACGAACTCAGCGAGGGCTCTCGGCTCTGCCCGCTCGTTCGGTATGTGACAGCCCCGAGCCAACCGACGCGCCGGTCGATGCGCCTAGACCCGCTCTCAAGTCGCCCCAGCCATGCCGCTGGTGTTTCCGCTTGACCGTCTTGGCTCTATTCATAGGGACCGTTGGGTATGGTGGCACCTTCGTGCGCGACGTTCAAGTGTTAGGATCGAAAAGGAATCCGCGCCAGTCCTTGCACGGCACCGCGTGCCCCTCGTCTAGCACACATTGCCAGCACGGCGGATGGTCGCCATTACCGCGCTCTAGTTCTTCGCGGCTTACACCCCTGGCCCCATGGCCAGTCTTCCCGCATAGCCTAGTGTCCTGCTCAACCACCAGTGTTACCTTGATGGGCTTCGTCCCGTCGATATACCCTGACTTCAGCTTGTCGCGCAGCTCATGAGAGTCGGCAACCCACACGATCGAGAACCACTCGTCGCTGTGTTCTCCGTGCCACAGGAACATCCCGTCGCGCTGGTCAACCTTCCCTTCAAGCTCCAGGCGCTTCATGGCTTACGTCCATCCCAGTCATGCGCGCACATGA